TTTTTTTTTTTTCGCAGTTTCTTAATTCTTTTTCTTATTCTCGGGGATTGCTTACGCTGCAAAAAGCGTGGAAAGAGGAGCAGATGATTAGTAAGAGTCCGGAGTTCCAAGCAAAGATCAAAAAAGCACCCAAGATGGCTAGTCCTGGTTCAGCGGGTAGCGTGAGTTCTAAATCGAGTGACTTGAATAACGCAAAAAAGCGTCTTGCACAGACTGGAAGCGTCAGAGATGCCGCGTCCCTTTTTGAAAAATTCATTTAAGGAATTATCATGTCAGCTATTACCAATACATACACTCGCTTTGATGCCAAAGGCGTTCGCGAGGACCTGTCGAATGTCATCTATCAGATCTCTCCAGAAGAGACTCCATTTATGAGCAATGTTGGTCGTGAGAACGTCACCAACACTTTCTTTGAATGGCAAACAGATGACCTCGCCAGTGCCGTTACAACTAATGCCCAGATCGAGGGTGACGATGTAACTTCTTTCACTGCCGCAACTCCTACAGTTCGTTTGGGTAACTACACCCAGATTAGCCGTAAAGATGTGATTATCTCTGGCACTTTGGAGTCAGTTGATAAGGCAGGCCGCCGCTCAGAATTGAGCTATCAAATGGCTAAAAAATCTGCGGAAATTAAGCGCGACATGGAGGCCACAATGTTGGCTAACCAAGCCGCTGCCGCTGGTTCTACATCTGCCGCTCGTAAGTCTGGCGCTTTGTTGGCCTTCTTGAAGACCAATACAAACGAAGGTACTGGTGGTGGTGATCCTTCATACACAACCATTCCTGATGCAGCTCGTACTGATGCTACAACCACTAACTTGCGTTCATTCAGCGAGACATTGCTGAAAGACGTAATTCAGAAGGTGTGGACAGAAGGCGGTTCACCATCTATCGTTATGGCTGGTCCTGTTAACAAGCAGAACTTGTCCAAGATGGCTGGCATTGCAGGTCAGCGTTTCAATGTGACAGGTCCTAAGCCTTCCACTATCATTGGCGCTGCAGATATTTATGTTTCCGATTTCGGTAATGTGAGTATCGTTGCCAACCGCTTCCAACGTGAGCGTGATGTTTTCGTGCTTGATCCTGAGTACGCAAGCGTTGCTTATCTGCGTCCCTTCCAGACAGTTGAACTGGCTAAGACTGGTGATGCTGAGAAGCGTATGCTCTTGTGCGAGTGGGGCTTGAAGATCAAGAACGAGAAGGCTCATGGCGCTGTCTATGACCTGAACTCAACAATTCAGAGCTAATCTGAAATCTAAGGGGTGGGCTAATAACCCACCCTTTTTTTATATGACTACAAAAATCTTTGACATCAACGCAGAAATGGGAACCAAAAAGCTTTGGCATTACGATGCTGAAAAAGATGAGGCAACCATTCAGACAATCATTGATGCTACTCAAGTAGTAGAGTCAAACAAAGAGAAATTTAATTCTTTTGATGAACGTGCTAATTGGAATGGCGATATGCACCATGTTGCATCTATTCCAATGGCTTTGTTTTATCAGATGAAAGCCGAAGGCAAACTGGATGACCAAGCTTATATGAAGCGTTGGTTAAATGACCCTGATAATCGTGCATTTCGCACAAGACCTGGAGAAGTTTAATGGATAGTAAGACCATTGGAATTTTGGTTCCAACACGGGATTTTGTTAACTCTGGATTTGCTTTTGATTTAGCCAGATTGGTTGGATTTACAGTAGGTACATCTCACCATAAAGTAGTGATCTACACAAGCTCTGGCACACTATTGTCAGCACAGCGTCAGGACCTAGCTAGGGATGCTGTAGCGGCAGAATGCACCCATACTCTCTGGTTAGACAGTGATATGCGGTTTCCAAAGGATACTATCCTACGCTTACTAGCCCACGATACAGGTATTGTTTGCGGAAACTATGCTAAACGCAGGTTTCCTACTGAGCCAATTGCGGTGAAAAAAAATACCCCAGATATGGATGCAACATTTGTCAATCGGGTATATACTGAGGACGAATCAACAGGACTTGTTGAAGTAGACTACTGCGGGATGGGTGTAATGCTTGTCAAATCCGAAGTCTACAAGTCTATGGAATATCCTTGGTTTGCTATCCCTTGGGTTCCCGCTGCGGAAGACTACATCGGTGAAGATGTATGGTTTTGCCGTAGAGCCGCTGAGAACGGACACAAAACATATGTGGATCAGGACCTATCTAAGCAGATCTTCCACATTGGGACTTTTGAGTACAAACATGAGCATACACTAGCGTGTAGGGATGTAGAAAATGGCACTTGATACTTTTGCAGGGCTAAAGACAACAATAGCGGATTATCTCAACAGGGATGATCTGACCGCTATTATTCCTACTTTTATTAGCTTGGCAGAGTCAAAATTCAATCGTAAGTTGCGTACCCGACAAATGGTTAAAAGGGCTACTGCAAGCATTGATACTCAGTATTTTGCCTATCCTGCTGATTGGCTAGAGGCCAAAGAATTCATATTAAACACTAGCCCAATTACAGTACTTGAGTATGTAACTGATGCTTATGGCGATCAATTAAAGGCCGAAAGGTACTTTACTGTTGGAAAACCTGAGTATTACTCAATTTCAGGAACCCAGATTGAGGTGATTCCTGCACCAGATGCAACATACACTGGTGAACTTAAATACTATGCTAAGATTGCTGCGCTGAGTGATTCAAACACAAGCAACTGGCTATTGGCATACGCCCCAGACTTGTACTTGTATGGTGCTTTATTAGAGGCAACTCCATACTTAAAAGACGATGAGCGTCTAGGTACATGGAGTCAACTATACACAAGTTCATTGAGCGACATTGAGATTGCAGACGAAAGGGCATCTGTTTCCTCAACTCCTGTTGTTCGCGCCCGTTCTTTAGGATAAAAAATGTCATCATTCAGCGATTACACAGAAAATTTAGTGCTTACTTGGTTGTTTACAGGTAGTTCTGCCACTCGCCCAACTGCTTGGTATGTTGGCTTGTTTACTGCCGCACCTAGTGATACAGGTGGCGGTACTGAAGTGTCTGGTAGTGGTTACGCTAGGGTTGTTACTGGCACTATCTCTGGTTCTGGTACTGCTACAACTTTTAGCAATGCTGCCGCAATTGAGTTCGCTGCTGCCTCTGGTGGTAACTGGGGATCTATTGGTTGGGCAGGTATCTTTGATGCTAGTACAGGTGGAAATCTGCTTGCATGGGCACCTTTGACTACTGCACGAACCATTAATGATGGCGATGTGTTCCGCATCCCTGCAACTAGCTTGACAATCACTTTGACATAACATGGCTGCCTATGGTTCTGGCTATTATGGTGGAGGGAAATACTCCTATGGCGTAAGCCTTGGAGCCTTGTCCATCAGTGATGCCAGTACCATGACACTGGCGGCTAGACGCATCTGTATAGGTGCTGTAGCCGTTTCTGACACAAGTTCTGTTGCTGTTGCGGCTAATGTTGTCAAGAGTGGTGGTTTTGCAGTAGTAGCTTCTAGTTCTGCCACTGCCTCTGGTCAAAGATTAGCGATAAGTGCGGCATCTATTTCTAGTTCTAGCTCTGTAAGTGCATCTGGAATCAGGGTTGGAATAGGTGCGGCTAGTGTGTCTAGCTCTAGCACTATGTCTGTGGCGGCAAGGCGTGTTGCCATTGGAGCATTGGCGGCTAATGACAGCAGTGTATTGGTTGTCAATGGGGTTAGGGTTGCATTTGCTCAAATGAGCGTTGCTGATGCGGCAACAATGGGTGTTGGCTCTCAGGTTATTGCTAATTCTGGATTGCCTATTGTGGCATCCAGTAGCATGGTAGTTAATGGTCAGAGAAGACAAGTAGCTTCTTTGAGTGTTATTAGCACATCTATCATGGGTGTGTCAGGCAATCTAAAATGGATTGCAAATAGCGACATATCTGAATCTTGGACAGGGATCAACGATATTGAAGAGACTTGGACCCCAATAACAGATGGATCTGAATCTTGGACTGCAATTGATGACAACAGCGAAAGTTGGTCTGCAATTGCGGATAACAGTGAATCTTGGCAAATTGCCGCATAGAGGTGAAAAATGG